TTGACGTGACATCTGCTAAAGATAAAAACGGTCACTTTTATCAGATATTACAGTATTATCGATATGATTTTAGAGCTGATCGTCCATCATGGGTGGGGTCATTTTTAGACCCACACTTAGGGTCCCCCGTTCCCCCGAGGTTAGACACTTCACATATACCCCCACAGTTACGTAAAATAGCGTCTCTAAATTGGCTGGCGCAGTTGGTTAGTCATGTTAGAGATAAAACGCGTGAAGATAATGCGCGCACCATGGTTAGTCCGGAAGAAGTTGAAGAGATTGATAATTATATGTGGGATGCACAAACTAATGTACTATCATCTATCACTAATTGGGTAGTGGATCCCATTTTCGAAAAAGCAAATGTATGGAAGGAGTGGTGTAAACATCAGAGCGATAGGTATGTAGCACTCTGTCAATCGTTTTTCGATTGGTTGAGTGCTAATGCATTATCGCTTATAACTACAAATAAAAGCATGACTTCATTGACTGATTATGTGTCTGATAAATATGCTGACGTCAAGGCATTATGGAGTACTTTGCATGAGAATACTACAACGCTCACCTTAGGCTTAGTTATGGCTGGAGTTATAACTCTCGTTTGTGCCTATTTCTTGACGGATAGTGATCTTGATGTCGATACTATAGACATGTTTGTTAAAGCATGTGAAGATGCAAAATCTCGTAAGGATGAAAATTTGTGGCTCAGCCAGAGTGCCGGAGTTCTTGACACAGCTCCAAATACAAGCCGGCTTAGTGCGCTTAAACAACATACCAGAATGGTAGTTGTACGTAGTGACGCTGGCTCTCATATGGACACTTTTACACAAGCCATAGTTAGTGGAAACAAAATTTTAGTTCCCGCTCACGCATGGCCACACGAGGCTTATGTGGACATATATGTCAGCGTTGATGCTTATCGCAATAAGTGTAAAGAACGCGAAGACGTCAGAGTTAAATGTGTTAAGATATACCCAGGATGCGATTTAGCCGTGTATGAGTTGGATCGGTTAGTAGCTAGATATAAAAATTGTAATAATTTATTCTTAGAATCTAGTGTTAAAAACCCCTTGTTATATCTTGTTAATAGTTATACGACTATACCCGTATTACTCGGGGTTTCGTGTATTAACAACTCTGAAATTGTCAAGTATGGCAATTTTGTACATGGTCCGAATTCTGGCTTTTATACACCTTTAACTGCGGGTGGTGCATGTGGCACTGTTTTGTTTTCAGAAGAGCATGGTGTCGTTGGATTTCACGTGGCTGGGGGAGATAATATCGGTTTTTGTGTAGTCCCACCACGCATAGTGGCTGAGGAGATACGCTCCCTTATGCTGTATAAGGAGGATGTGCCCTATTACTTTGACGATAAAATTAATGCCAATTTTTCAGGGGCTAGGTTAAGGTATCCCGATGGTTACGTCACTCCGACGTCAGTATTGAGCGCTTCATCTTTAATCCCTACTGTATTTAACATCAAACACAACGACGATGTTCAGGAATTAAAGCGTTTGATTAGGGATGATCGCGCTGTTGCTCCTGTGGTTGAAAACAATTTACGTGATAAAGTTCCCCCTAGATTTGACGCAGCAGGTACACCACACAAGCAGCTTAAAACTACGGCAAAGAAGACATGTAAACTGCAAGGGCGGTTGACTTCCGCTGAGGTAGATTTTGTTACTATATGTATTGATGACATGATACCTGAGTTCAGTGATATAGATGATTCCGAATGTGCTTTTGGTAATGAGTATCTGCCACCACTAAATAAAGATTCTTCGAATGGATATGGGTTTATGAGAGGAAAGGATGCTTATTTCAATTTTGCTGAGAAGATCATTTATCCTCATACTATGGATAAGTTCAATAAGTTTCTAGATGACGTTAACAATGACAACGTAGACATCAGGGAAGTGTTATCCACTGAATCCTTTAAAGATGAATTAAGGACAGTGGATAAACACGACTCACCACGCACTTTCAGAGTGATGCCGTTGCAGCATATATGGTGGAGTAAGAAGATCTTTGGCGCAACTATGCCATTTTTTAAACAGAACCGTCACAAGACAGGACTTTGCGTTGGATTCAATCCATATTTGG